CCGTCCTGGTTGGGAAACACGCCGTACACCAGAGATTCGTTGTTGCCAAGCTCGATAGTATCCATGCTGACCTCATTTCCCCTTAACGCCGGGTGGCGGAACTAAAACCTACAGCGCCGTGCTGTTCTTGATAGAAATATTAGTAACGCGGATATTTTAAGTCAACAGTATGGCGTATGATATTTTTGATTTGGTAACTATGTAAATGTTTTTTCAAGGGAAAAATATTAGTTATACAGCTGATTTGCAGAAGTTATGGCACAAAAAAACCGACTAAGACGTCGGTTTTTTTGTTGTGGATGGGGTAGTGAGCGGTGGCTACTGGTTACGTTTCTTTAGTGCCAGCATGTTCTCGAAGGCTTCCTCGTAGAGCTTGTTTAGTCCACGTAGCTGGTTAAGGAGTTTGGCTTTTTCTGACGCAGGTAGAATCTCGAAGAGGTTAAGTAACTCTGCCTGTTCTTCATTGACCAGCCTCCATCCTTTGCCTGAAAAGTTATCATCATAAGTATCTGATGATCTTACATAATTCATTAAGTCTTTAAGGTCTTCTCGAATGTCCTCTGGTTTTACCTTTAACAGAGCCGCAAATTTTAGCGCAGCGTCGGTATTTACCGGTATCTTGCCGTTCAGATACTGGCTAACGGTGCCTTGAGATTCGAATCCCAACAACTCAGCCGCCAGCTCTTGAGTCAGCTTCAGCTCTTTTTTTCTTGCATTCCATGCGGCTTTTAAATTCTTGCTCGCTTCTGGAGTTGCAATCACTTCGCGTGTTTTTTTCATACATAGAGTTTATTTGTTTTACCAATATTATCAAAGATAGTCTGGCTATTGATCTTTAAAATTAGCGGGGCTAATATTTGCTCGAGGCATAACGTAGAAGGTTGGCTATGAACTTAAGAGACTATTTAAAAGAGAAACATATCACCCAGCTACAGTTTGGGAAGCTAACGGGTTTATCTCAGGTGCATGTAAGTCGAGTGCTGGGGGGCTATGAAAGATTCAGCCCTGAAAAAGCATTACGTGTTGCTGAAGTAACGAATTTCGAGGTTACACCTCATGAACTCCGGCCTGATATTTACCCGAATCCAACCGACGGCTTACCTGTTGGATTCAAGGCTAACACACCAAATGCATCGGAGTTGATTCATGAAAATCAGGCATGAGCACATCCGCATGGCGATGAATGCCTGGGCGCATCCGGACGGTGAAAAAGTTCCGGCAGCTGAAATAACCCGGGCTTATTTTGAGCTTGGTATGACGTTCCCGGAATTATATGACGACAGCCATCCGGAAGCCCTGGCTCGCAATACCCAGAAAATTTTCCGCTGGGTGGAGAAAGACACTCCTGATGCGGTTAAAAAAATTCAGGCGTTGTTACCAGCGATCGAAAAAGCAATGCCGCCTCTGCTGGTGGCCCGAATGCGCAGCCACAGTTCAGCTTATTTTCGGGAGCTGGTGGAGACGCGGGAACGACTGGTGAGAGACGCTGATGATTTTGTCGCAGTGGCGATCGCTGGTTTCAACCAGATGAATCGTGGTGGCCCTGCAGGAAATATTGTGGCTGTGCATTGACTCGCAATATTCATACCGGATCACTTCCGGCAATTTGTGAGTAAAAAGATTCGGTATCAGAAGAGGTGAGTATGGCTAACGCCTGGCTCAGATTATGGCATGACATGCCAAATGACCCTAAGTGGCGAACAATTGCCAGGGTGTCAGGGCAGCCAATTGCAACAGTGATGGCAGTGTATATCCACCTTCTGGTGAGCGCGTCACGAAATGTCACGACATGTCACGGCGTGTCACTACGTGGTCACATTGATGTCACGACGGAAGATTTAGCAAGTGCGCTTGATGTGACGGAAGAAGTAATTGATTCAATTTTACAGGCAATGCAGGGGCGGGTACTTGATGGAGATTTAATCACCGGATGGGAAAAACGCCAGGTACTGAAAGAGGACAATGGCAACGTTTCACAAACCGCGAAATCCCCGGCAGAGCGCAAGAGAGCGCAGCGCGAGAGGGAAAAATTACGAAAACAGAATGAGGGGTGTCACGACGAGTCACGCATATGTCACGACATGTCACGACGAGTCACGACAGATAAAGATACAGATAAAGAATTAAACCCCACACATAACGCGCACGTGCGCGAGAGTGCTCCGACCAGTGAGTCGAGTGGTACGCCGTTGCAGGCAGCAGAACCTGCATCCCTGGATGGACTGAGCGAACCCATCGGGAAATTTCCGATGGTCGATGACTGGCATCCGTCGCCGGATTTTCGACGACGGGCTGCGTTGTGGGGGATGGCTTTGCCGGAGCCGGAATTTACACCTGCTGAACTTGCCGCTTTCCGGGACTACTGGGCAGCGGAGGGGAAAGTTTTCACGCAGGTTCAGTGGGAGCAGAAATTCGCCCGTCACGTAAATCACGTCAGGGCGCAGGTTAAGCCAGTCAGCAAGGGGGTAAACCATGCAGCAGCACCAGGTGGCACCGCATCACGGGCAGTTCAGGAAATTCGGGCAGCACGTGAGCAGTGGGAACGTGAAAACGGATTTATCAGCGACGGAAACGGTCTGGAAGCTGTGGGAACTCATGGGGGAGGTTTATTCGAACCGCTGGACCCAGAAGAACGGGGCCGCACCTTCGAAGCTCTGGATTGCACAGATTGGCGCGATGACTGAGCAGCAAATCCGACAGGTCTGCCGCCAGTGCATGGACCGCTGCCGGGCGGGTGAAACATGGCCTCCGGACCTGGCTGAGTTTGTGGCGCTGATTTCAGAAAGCGGGGCCAATCCATTTGGCCTGACGGTGGATGCTGTGATGGAGGAGTACCGCCGCTGGCGTGATGAGTCCTGGCGATATGACGGAAGCGACAAATATCCGTGGCCTCAGCCTGTGCTGTACCACATCTGCCTCGAAATGCGTACCAGAGGGATTGAGCGCCAGATGACGCAGGGTGAGTTAAAACGACTTGCGGAACGGCAACTGACGAAATGGGCAAAGCATGTTGGTAACGGGATGAGTGTTCCGCCAGTGCGACGACAACTGGAAGGGGCGAAACACCCGCAAGGGCCAACGCCAATTGAACGGCTGAAACAGGAATACGAACGCCGGAAGGCAGCTGGTTTTATTTGAATCTGAGAAACGATTTTGTCGGAGGAAATTTTAATGGAAACCGTATTTGACGCACTGAAAGCAATGGGAAAAGCCACATCGGTAGAACTGGCCGCGCGACTTGATATCAGTCGTGAAGAGGTTCTCAACGAGCTGTGGGAACTCAAAAGAAAAGGCGTCGTTGATAAAACTGGTCACACCTGGTTTCTGGCTGGCGAAGGTGAATCCCGGGTAACCGAAGAGCGGCCAGTAAAATCTGAAGCACAGGATATGCTGACCGGGGAGGTCGAACAAAAAGTTACCGCAGACATGATGATTGAGTTTATCGGTCAGGATGGGGCTAAAACGTGTGAGGAACTGGCGGGTAAGTTCGGTGTCAGTACTCGCAAGGTTGCTTCCACGCTGGCGGTGGTAACCGCAACGGGGCGGCTGGCACGCGTTAATCAGAACGGTAAATTTCGTTACTGCATGCCGGGCGATAATTTACCAGCAGAGCCGAAAGCCGCGCTGGTAACGGAAAGTGATGGTAAGGCCTTTCCTCAGCCAGCAGGTGCTGCGTTACCAGTCCGGGAAGCCGCAACACAGGAAGAAATTAAAACAGAAACTGTGGCGGACATTGTGCAGTCGTTGCCATCGTTTACCGAAACGCAAGCAGATGAGCTGATTTTTCCGTCCCTGCGCAGGGCAAACCTGGCGCTGCGCAGGGCGAAAAGTGATGTTCAGAAGTGGGAGCGAGTCTGCGCCGCGCTGCGGGAGCTGAATAAACACCGGGATATTTTCAGTTCGATTGCTGATATTCCGGTTCATTCACCGACAACAAAGTGATCTCCGGAGGTGCTTATGACAAGAGCATTTACACCAGAAGAGCGGGAAAAAATTAAGGGGCTGATCGTGGAATTCGTACGCCTTAACGGACGAGGCACGATTCGGCAGTTATCGGATGAAATTGGTGTCAGTCATGCGTCTGTCGGTCGTTTATGCATGGAGCTGGCCGCCAGTGGTGATGTTTACAATTCCGGTTACGGAGTATTCCCGTCTGAACAGGCTCGTAAGGACTGGCAAAATGCCCGCAAAAAACTCTCAAGGGCAAAGTCGAAGAAACCGGTTGTCGTTGATCCAGACCTTATCCGGGCATTACCAGATGGGGAAATACGGCGCTACGACAGACGCTACAACACAATTTGTCGCGAGTGCCGTAACAGCGAAACGATGCAGCGTGTGCTGGCATTCTGGCGAGGGAGTGCAGAGGGATTGATGTTCTCCCCGTCGTGAATGACGGGGGCTTACGTGTTCAGAAAAGTGATTCATATAGAGGCTGAATCTGATCTTTTTTGTTCACGTCTGGCTTCCACCATTGCAGGCAGAGTGAAGGCGTAGACTAAAAACATTTCGGTAAAACTCAGGATCTGGCTTGCCTCAATTGGTGTGAAAACTTCATCTGTATGAACTGCTTTATTGGCATCAATTCGTACAATATGAGCCCATTCCTTCATCTGTTCAGTGATCAGGCCTTTTTTGTAAATCATCTGAATACGTTGCGACAGCGATTCTTTTCCTGCTTCATCGCCGAGCAGTTTTTTCGTGGAGATATCGAGGACTCTGCGACAAAGAATAACCACTGTGTCGTACCGCCTCCTCTGTAAATCCTCTTTTGCCTCAACAAAAGTACGGTCTGCAACCGGGGGCGTATATTCTGGTGCGGTAATTTTTTTGACCACAGGATAGATCTTGCGGAAACGGTACTGGCTATTTCCTGAAATCAGAATATCGAGGTCTTTTTTCTGGCTTTCCGCCATGGGACCGTGATAGTGGTCTGATGGGATTTCAACAATAGCAACACCTCCTCGATGACAACTTCTGCATACAAAAGCGACGTTAAAAAAAGGTGTTTTTTCAATTTGTTTTTCGGCAAATGCCTCAATAACAGCTCGCTCTTTTAAACAGTGCGGGCATGTGATATCAAAGGAGACTAAACCCATGGATATTCCTCGCGAAATTAAAGAAATTAACGAAATCATTGAGGTTACTGATCGCCCCGAGTTTACCCTCATGCGTCGTTATGAAACAGGAACCGACGAACAAAAATACATCATGGTTGCAGCATTGGCTGTGATGGCGATAGAAAGGGAGCGAAGGGAAAAGGACGTAATGGTTATTCCTGAGAGAAATGATTCACCGGATTTGAGATGGCAGGAGCCGGAGTGGGATGTGGTAATCCGGTGATTGATATTTCTCTGGGGTAAAGCGCCGCCAGAATGACGGCGCGGTAGTGGAGAGTTAAACGAAGCGGATCTGGAGTTTTTTCCCTGTAGCACGGGCGAATTTTTTCAGTGTGGCAAATGATGGGCCGCTTGTACCTGATGCAAGATTGCTTTCCATTCTGGTTATCGCAGTCGCTTTTGTTCCCATACGTTCAGCAACTTCAGCCTGGGTTAAGCCAGCTTCTTTTCGTGCTGCCAGCATTTCATCAAGTAGTGCGAATTCATCGGCGATGGCGTCGTATTCTGCTTTTACTGCGGGGTTAGACAACATTTTTTCTACCATTTCATCGTGTGTCATGGTAGGTGGGGTACGTTTACCAGTCATGCTTAACCTCCTTCATTCTGGTTTCAGCTTTTCTAAGCTCGGCAGGTGGAGTTTTTTGCGTTTTCTTTACAAAGCTATGCAACATAATGATTCGCTTTCCTTTTAGCGTGCAGTAAAAAACACGCCCTATGCCTTCCGAGCCCTTAAGGCGGATTTCAAACAAACCGTCGCCAAATGCCTCTGTATGCGGGGAACCAAGATTAGCTCCGTAAATACGCATTTTCTCCGTGTACCGAATGTACCGGGCTTGTAAGGTCTCAGGAAGAGAAAGGATCTCAGCTTCAACCTCGTCACTGTAGTATTCGATAATGTAGTTCATGAGAGTAAACATAACAAATTTGTTATATACATTCAAGGTATGTTGACGACAACACATATCCGGGATTATATTCTTCGCACGCCAGCAAAATCTGGCGTCGGGATTTGCACCCCGGATATTCAACCGCGACAGACACACGCCGCGAGCGTGTTTTTTGTTGTCGTAAGCACACGCACATCTGAATTATGGTGGGGCGTATGGGGGAGCCGAAAGGCTCGCCGGTTGGTTGATCCGGTAGTGCAAACCCTGTACGTCTCACCACCCAAAGATTTGCACCTGACGGTGGTGATAGTTAAATTCATCAACCAGAGGGCGTTGTCATGGCGACTCAAATTTCCGTTGAAACTCTTTCCCCAATTGCCTACAACCAGATCCCCGTAATTACTACAGAATTATTGGCGCAATTGTATGGCACTGAAACAGTCAATATAAAAATGAATTTTTCCCGTAACTCTGCGCGATTTGTACAGGGAAAACATTTCTTTAAGTTGGAAGGGAATGAACTACGTGAGTTTAAGCACAGACTATCTTTAAGCGAGTCTGTTAGCCGCGAGGTAACAGAAAGTTACTCTGTGAAAATCGCCCGCAATGTTCGCTCCCTCATCCTCTGGACAGAACGCGGCGCAGCCCGTCACGCAAAAATGCTCGAAACCGATCAGGCGAGGGAAGTGTTCGAAAAACTGGAAGACTGCTATTTCAGCCAGGGAAAAACAGCACCAACCGAACAGCAGCCGCAGATTCAGCCACAATTCACAGCCGAGGAAATCATCCTCCTTTGCTACATGCAACTCTGGATGGAAAAAGCCCAGGACCTTAGCAAGCAGCTGTACCCCATAATGAAAGAGCTGAACTCCTCATACACGAACAAGCTGTATGACATTGCGTTTGAGACCATCTACATGGTGACGAAGAACAGAGACGCGCTACTAAGGGAGGTAACACGTCTCGACATGTCAAGTTCCGTTATCCAGCGGGCCATGCCAATGCTGAAAAGCCTGCGGGCAAGACAATTTGAATTCTGAAACTAAAGGAGCTTCGGCTCCTTTTTTGTTGGGAAAATCCAGTGAGAGGGAATAATGAACCAGACTATCTTCCTCCGAAGTAAGCAGCAGCAACAATTCGCCATTAACGCCATCCTTGCAACAACTCTCGATAAAGACAAACCCGTTACGATCCGTATCACCGATTACAAGCGTAATCTCGCTCAAAATGCAAAATTTCACGCGATGGTCGCTGATATATCCCGCCAGGTTAAGTGGTGCGGCAGGTGGCTAAAACCAGAACAGTGGAAAGTTTTGTTAATCAGCGGTCATGCCGTGGCGACAAAACAGGAAGCTGATGTTTTGCCAGGTCTTGAAGGTGAATACGTCAATATCCGCGAAAGCAGTGCGCAAATGAGCGTGAAGCGTATGGCAAGCCTGATTGAGTACACAACATCCTGGGCCGTGGATCAGGGTGTCAGATTTACCGACAGGAGGTACGAATGAGACGACAGCGACGAAGCATCACCGATATCGTCTGTGAAAACTGCAATTACCTTCCAACCAAACGCTCCCGAAATAAACCCAGGCCAGTCCCCAAAGAATCTGATGTTAAAACCTTCAACTATACGGCTCACCTGTGGGATATCCGGTGGCTAAGGCGTCGAGCAAGATTTAATTGTCACTCCGGATAGCCTACTGCATGAGGAATAAGATGATGACAAACCTACGCAAAGAAGCGCGCGGCAGAGAATGCCAGGTACGGATTTATGGCGTATGCAATGGCAACCCTGAAACTACAGTTCTGGCGCATTACCGAATGGCTGGAATTTGCGGAACGGGAACAAAGCCAGATGATCTGTTGGCTGCATGGGCCTGTAGTGACTGCCATAATGAAATCGATCGCCGTACTCGCATTCTCGACAACAACGACGCCAGACTTTACCACCTGGAAGGCGTGATCAGGACGCTGGCGATATTGCTGAAGGAGGGAAAGATTAAGTCATGAATGAATATGAGTTTGTGCTTCCCTGGCCGCCGACGGTGAATACCTACTGGCGAAGACGGGGAAGCCAGTACTACATCAGCGATAAAGGCCAGAAATACCGAAAAGACGTACAGCAAATCATCCGGCAACTCAGATTAGACATTTTCACTAAATCACGACTTCGCATCACAATTATTGCTGAACCACCAGATTCCCGCCGTCGCGACCTCGATAACATCCTGAAAGGTTTACTCGACTCTCTTATCCACGCCGGATTTGCGGAAGACGACGTGCAATTCGATGACATTCGCGTAATTCGCGGCGTGAAAGTGCTTGGCGGTAGAGTGGGGATAAAAATCACCGAACTGGAGAACATATGAACGCCACAATTCAAACAATACCGGAATTGCTTATCCAGGCACGAGGCAATATGACTGAAGTTTCACGAAAACTGAACTGTAATCGTGCTACGGTCAGAAAATATGTCGGTGATAAAGAAGGCAAACGGCACGCCGTCGTCAACGGTGTCCTTATGGTTCATCGTGGATGGGATAAGGGGAAAGCTACTGATGCGTGATATTCAGCAGGTGCCTGAACGCATGGCTTTATTCAGGTCGTCTGGAAAAGCGCATGAGCAGCGTAATAGCGGAGTTCATGGCGAAGAGTATATGAACAGATTATTCGAATGCTATATGAGACTGAAGCACGGAGATCGCTATGACCTGACACGTGATGCTGACGGTTTCTACTGCCGTGAAGTTGTGAAACGAATGTTTGAAGTGTGGTGTCATTGTAAAGGATGGGGGCTGTGATGCGGCTAACCCCAGTATTCGGCATGGTTAACTTTATTAATGATGCTCATTTCCGCCGCATATGGAGGCATCCGAAGAAAATCATTAACTCTCGTCAGAAAGCATGGGTTCACTACATGCTACAGGTATGGGGAAATGTTAACGCTGGTGATGATTCTCCTTGTGGTGCAATTAACGTTATTGGGCGACTGATGATTCGCAGTCAGTGGAGCGATGACAAAGCTAAGCAGATTGAGTCTGTTGTCATGCGTCTGTATGAAGAAGACGGACTACGTGGAGATGAACTCCATCAGAAAGCCCGAGAACTGGTCATCCCTCAGTCATCGGCAGGTAATATCATTGCTCTCGCCAAAGAATCCGATGATGCTGCTTTCGTTGAACGTGTGATGGTTGAGACCTTTCATCGTGAAAGCCCTGTCCGTGATGTAGCTATTAGGCGATATTGCAATCGCGACAGCACGCAAGATATCGCCAGGATGATTTCTCAGATAACAGGAGTTGATATTCAGTATTGCCGGAGGCGGGTCGTGTGGTGCGAGAGGGTCCTTGATTCAGAAATGTTTTATGCAATGAAGCGAGAATTGGAGAAAGAACTTCTAGTGATTGCTGGATGATGCAAAATATTTTTTGTAAATGCGTTGCTTTCGAGAAATGAAAGTAGTATGTTTTGTGTATGCTCGGAGCAAAAGCGCACTGAGAAGCGAAAGAGAAATCCTGATTTACCTCGGTCGTCGATAATATTTAGGATCGGCATACTGGCTAGATTAGGTAAAGGCCTCGGCAGAAATGTCGGGGCTTTTTGTTTGCACAACAGGTAAGAGCATTGAACCCGCAGACCTCGTGGAATTGGTGAAAGGTGTGCGCAGTGCTCTTATCGTTGTGGTGAAGCTCAATGGCGAGCTAGCAGACAGGCGACTGTGAAAATACTAGTCATGTAGCGGATCGCCGCGCGTATTGTAATCGGCAGCGCACCGATGGGAGCTGGTTCGATTCCGGCCGCCACAATCCAAACTGAGCCGTAGCCTCTGGGTGTCCTGAATTCATCAGTGATAGTTACGCTGCGGCCTTCTACATACGATTTTTGTGAAAAGCGGGTGGCAAGAGGCTGCGAAATTTTTAAATACCTCACAATTCCACAGCTTGATGATTGTCTGGCTGCCGGAGAATTTGTTAAAAATTGCATCGCGTGGTGAATCCCCCTCAGCGGCGGGGCATCTGGCAAAGTGTATGATCCAGCGAACATGCAAATTCAGTAGCCAGGCTGAATTTACCGGGAGGCACCTGGCACCATGCGACAGACAGAAATTAGGCTATACTTCAGCCCCTCTCCGGAGGGGCTTTTCTGTGCAGGATGTGTCACAGTTTCCTGAATTCTGAGTACTGTCCTGTTACTCAGGGTGCTATATTTTCTGACGTGATGAAAGTCTGCCGGAAGGCGGAACGTATCGGAAATGACCCAGTAGAGAAAACGTTGACTCAGATACCGATGCTGAGTTACCGGGAAACCGGCATCACATGACCGCTATCCTTCCAGGCTCGCTCCGGCGGGCCTTTTTACTGCAGAAAACAGTTTTCCCGTAAAATGCCACGTTACTCACAATTCAGGCTGGCGATTATTGTCTGGCCAGCGGGAAGTTTGTTAAAAAAATATGGCATGGTGAATCCCCCTGTGCGGAGGGGCATATCAGCGACAGGTGTTTGGTCACACCCCTTATCCTTTCTGGTGCGGGTTCAGGTGCTGATACTGAACTCACCGGGAGGCACCCTGCACCATGCATGAACGGTACATAGCGCTACTCTCCAGCCCCTCTCCGGAGGGGCTTTCTTGTTGGATAAAAAAAAGCCCGCGCCGGGAAGCGCGGGTGGCAAGGAATAAACAACAAAACGTGAAGTGATCAATTTTCAGCTGGCGAATAATACCTGATAGTAATCACTCTGCGCAACTGTATGGTCTTTTTCGTATTGCGGGCTGTAGTCATCCTCCTGTTTCTGAACCCTTGTCCATGACTGACGTCAGCCCGCACCTTATCTTGATTGCATACACTATCCCTGCCGGGAGGAATAATGGCATTTAAACACTATGACGTGGTCAGGGCATCATCGCCGTCAGACCTCGCAGGAAAACTGACGCAAAAACTGAAGGAAGGCTGGCAACCCTATGGTAGTCCGATTATCTCAAACGCGGGTTATGGTGCTGAATTTATCCAGGCTATAGTCGCTGAAGGGGATATGACCTCTCCGGTAGTTTCACCGGGGGGAGATGGTACCCGGACTGTTGTTGTTGAACCAGAATATTACTTTGTCATTGCGCTGGCCGGACAGTCAAACGGTATGGCGTATGGTGAAGGGCTTCCGCTGCCGGAGACATATGACCGTCCGGACCCGCGTATTAAACAGCTGGCGCGTCGCAGCACTGTCACGCCGGGTGGTGCGTCCTGTAACTACAATGACATTATTCCTGCGGACCACTGCCTGCATGATGTTCAGGATTTGAGTAAGTTTTCACACCCGAAAGCTAGCGCAGCTCAGTATGGATGCGTGGGGCAGGGATTACATATCGCGAAGAAATTGTTGCCGTTTATTCCGGCGAATGCCGGTATTCTTCTGGTTCCGTGCTGCCGTGGTGGTTCTGCATTTTTGGCGGGCGATGAAGGTACCTTCAGCGAATCCACCGGCGCAAGCGAGACCTCGGCACGCTGGGGTGTAGATAAGCCACTGTACAAGGACCTGCTTACCCGTACTCAGGCCGCACTGAAGGCTAACCCTAAAAATATTCTGCTTGCAGTGGTCTGGATGCAGGGCGAGTTTGATTTGAAACAGGGTGCATACGCCACTCAGCCGGGGCTGTTTGATTCCATGGTGGAAAAATATCGTTCTGACCTGTCGGAATTCGGAGGTCAGTGTCTCGGGGGCTCTCCGTCATCGGTTCCCTGGATTTGTGGCGACACGACCTACTACTGGAAGCAGACTTATTCTTCGCAATACGATGCGGTGTATGGTGCATACAAGACGAAATCCGCAAAAAAAATCTTCTTTGTGCCGTTTATGACGGATGAAAACGGGCGAAATGTGGGTACCAACGAGCCGTCAGAAGATCCGGATGTTGCGGATATTGGGTATTACGGAGCCGGTGGTCGAACGGACGCCAAAACCTGGACGACGGCCGACCGTAAAACGCATTTTGGATCATGGGCACGTCGTGGGATTATTTCCGACCGTCTGGCAACGGCGATTCTTGTGCATGCCGGGAGAACCGCTGAATTCATTACCGGAAAACAGCCTGATACGGTGAAGCCCACCGGACCTTCCGGTGAAGGTACGGAGAGAGAGCCGGAAGCCCCGGTCAGTAACCGAACCCTGATGAGTCTGCTGGCGTCCGGCGAAGACCTGGCATCACAGGGCTGGCGCTATTATCACAAACCGGCGAGCGGAGACAATGTTAACAAAAACATTGCTGAAGCGGTGGTCAGTGATGCGGGGGCTACGGGAGGTAAGGCCCTGCAACTGAATAAACCGGAAAACCACATCTGGTTTCTGGAGCATGATGCAGCCGGACAGGGAGTGGAGTTACTGAAGAAGGGGGGACGTGTGAGCGTACGGTTTAAGTTGCCGGGTTCACTGGTGCCGAATCGGTTTGCCCTGGGCATTTACTGGCAGTTGTCGTCCCTGCCGGAGGGAGTGACGCTGGCAGAGGAAGGCAACGACATGCTGATGTCCTTCTTCCTGCAGACGGATGCGACGAACCTGAACGCGATGTACCACAAGAAGCCGAATGCGAAGCTGGATACGTTCGGGGTCTTTGATAACGGATGGCACACACTGGCTTTTGAGTTTGCCGGAAACAACAGCATTCAGGTGACGCCGGTACTGGATGAGAAACGGGGGACGCCGTTCACACTGGTGAAATCTCCGGCATCAGGGGCGGCGGACAAACTGCAACTGACAGGCATATCAAAGGCGGCGACATATACGCTGCTGATTGACAGTGTGAAGGTGGAAGTGAACAACGCGGATGCCGCGGCATGATAAAAAAAGCCGCCAGCGGCAGGAACGGAAGCTGGCGGAGGTAATCCCAATGGAGA